GCGATGAAGGAGTCAAGTACGCGAATAAGCGCGCTGAGATCTGGGGTTCCATGCGAGCCTGGCTCAAGTCTGGAGGGTCTATCCCACATGACCAAGAATTAACCCAACAACTGACTAACGTTCAGTACGCTTTTAATCTGAGGAATGAGATTCAGTTGGAGCGGAAGGAGGACATGAAGAAGCGCGGGCTTTCGTCCCCTGACATTGCAGACGCACTAGCCATAACGTTTGCTCAGTATGTTTCGCCGCATATGATGGCTGGACGCGAAGGTCCGCGCAAGTCCCTGGTCGAATCCGAGTACGATCCATTCGCGCCGACGCACCATGACTACAACCCCTTCAATCCAGAGGCCGAAGATGTTCAGCGCACCTAGCCCTCCACCGCTTCCAGCGCCTCCCCCGCCACCACCCTCACCACCGATCTACGGAGCGGAACAGCCGAGGGGCGCATTGGGTGCGCCGAGACCGGGGCGAACCGGGGTCGGACAGAACCAAACGGTGCTCGGAGGAGCGCTCGCGCCGGGAGCACTCGGGGCTCCGGGACTGACAGGAGGAACCCTCCTTGGCTCTTGATCGACAAGTCGAGTTAGCGATGGACGCTATGCAGGCGTCGCATGACGCCATGCTAGGGCATATGGCCTTAATAAGAGAATCTATTCAAGGGATCGGCCATCCTCCTGACATTGTTGAAGAGAAGCCAGAAGGTGGATACACGGAACCTGGTGCCAAGCGATGGCAAGGCTTCGAGAGCCGATTCCCAAAGGACGTTATTGACCCAGAGAAGGCTAAGGGCACTCCAATAGAGCCAGGCACTGAAGTGCAGCCAGAGACTCCAGTTTCGCCTGGGTCGCAGGTCGCTGGCGACGTTGTCCCTATTCAGCGCAAGGAACCCATCCAGTTATGGAATGTGGAGAAGCCAGCTGGTTTCCAAACGGAGAGCCCGGAACATGCTGGCGCTGTGGCCAGTGGAGTACTCAGAGGCTCACTCCACATTCTTAAACCCACTCCAACGGAGGGTAAGTAATGGCAAAAGCAGGTAAGCATCCCGCGCACGCACACATCGCCAAGGCGAAACAGGCTATGCAGCAGCACCACGATCAGATCCAATCGATGCTGGACCAGGTCGCGCAGTCCCTGCCCCAAGACCAAGAACAGCCGCAGCAACCTGGCTTACCCCCACAGAAGGGTGGCCCTATGCCAGGCGGAATGTCGCCGTTAGGAGGTAAAGCCATTGGCTGAGCGCCTCGTAAACGTCAAGATCGACAATAAGCCGTACCAGGTCCATTGGCGGATGCCTGACGAGCCGACGCTGAAGCTACGTGAGCATGTGAATGGTCGCCTCATCGGACTTCGCACTAATCGCTATTCTTGGTGGGTTCATTGGCGCGAGTGTGCTGATTATATTCTTCCTCGCCGTTACAAGTGGCTCATCACACCAAACCAAATGGCGCGAGGCTCTCCTATTAATCAGCATATCCTTGATAGTACTGGTACTCTTGCTGCTCGCAATCTTGCCGCTGGTTTAATGACAGGATGCACGGACCCAACGAAGTCATGGTTTCACCTGAAGATCGGCTACATCGATTCCACCCAGACCAACCCAATCTCACTGTGGCTGGCCGAGTGCGAACGCATCCTGATGATGGTATTCCAGGAGTCAAACTTCTATACTTGTATGGCGGTCCTATACTTCGACCTCGTAGTCTTTGGAACGGGAGTAATGGTTATTTACGAGGACTACGATGACGTCATTACCTGTTACAATCCTTGTCCAGGAGAGTATTATCTTGAAGCTTCTGACACAATTAAGGTCAACGCCCTATACAGAGAGTTCACCTATACTGTCTCTCAGGTCGTTGAGCGGTTCGGTATTGACAATGTCTCTCCAGCAGTCAGGGTCCTCTATAACATGGGAGGGGCATCTCTCACGCGAGAAATCGTCGTAGCGCACGCTATAGAGCCGAATAAGGACTATAGAAAGTTCGACATTCCTAGCCACTTTAAGTGGCGAGAGGTTTATTGGGAATGGGCGGGGAGCGCTGCACCGCAAGGGGGCGCGAGCTACTCTCCAGGTGTTCTATATAAGGGGGGTTTCCATGAGCAAAACTTCATTGCGCCTAGATGGGACATTGTCGCAAACGACGCTTACGGTCGCAGTCCTGGAATGGACGCTTTGCCAGATATTAAACAACTCCAACTTGAGGTCAAGCGAAAAGCTCAGGCTATTGACAAGCTTGTCAATCCTCCGATGGTTGCGGATATCCAACTCAAGAATCAACCAGCATCTCTCCTCCCAGGGGGTATGACCTATGTCGCGGGCCTCATGGCAAACTCCAGACCGGGTTTTGCACCTGTCTACCAGGTCCAGCCTCCCGTTAAAGAGATCATGGAGGACCTCAACGAAGTCCGCGAGCGAATCAAAGACATCTTCTTCAACAACCTCTTCCAGACAATCTCACAATTCGAGACGCGCTCTAATGTCACGGCTGCGGAGATCGATGCAAGACGAGCTGAGTCAATGATTATGCTCGGGCCAGTCCTCGAGCGGATAATCGGTGAAGGCCTGAAAATCGCAGTTAATAGGGCCTTCGAGATCGCCTCTCGGAGCGGAATCCTCCCGCCCGCTCCGAGCCAGGTGCAAGGGAAAGAGATCGAGATAGACTTCGTTAGCATGTTGGAGACAGCACAGAATGCGAGTCAAATGGCAGGAATCGAGAGAATCTTTCAGCTGGCTGGAAACCTCGCAGGTGTCGATCCGGCCGCCCTCGACAATGTTGACTTCGACTTCGGAATCCAGAAGGCGAGTTCACTTCTTCACAATGATCCAAAGCTTATACGATCTCCCGCTATGCTCGCCCAAATGCGCAAGCAGAAACAGGATCAAATGCAACAAGCTCAGTTAGCGCAGCATGCCGACACGGCGCAGAAGCTAGCGCAAGGAGCGCAGACGCTATCGCAAACCGATGTAGGTGGTGGTCAGAACGCTCTCCAAGCCATGATGGGAGAAATACCAGGTGCCGCTTGATCTTAATGATCCTCGGGTTGTTAAGGAACTGGAGAAGGCCCACAAGGCCTACACCAGCCAGGACGGTGATGTCCTGAAGAACCTGATGAAAACGATGGCAGGGCGAGCCTTCGTTTGGCGCAAGCTTGGCCCTATCCTATTTGGTTCTGCCTTCAACGAGAACCCTTACAGCATGGCCTACAACGTAGGTATCCAACGCCAGAGTGTCGCACTCTTTGGCGACATCTCAAAGTACTGCCCCGAAGAATTAACTCTAATGATGAGAGAAGCCCATGAGCGAGACGCCTCAATTGAGTCCGCAACCGAATCAGCCGGACGCCCGGACAGAGACAGGGGAGATCAAGGATCAGACGAGTACCAGCTCGATCTCTACCGCGATCTCGCCACCGGAAAAATCTCCGTCGAGTACGAGCCCGGCTCCGACGAAGCCTTCGGTTCTTAACGAGCCTCGCGCGCCCGCTCGGACTGGTGCCCCGGATTCATATGCGGAGTTTAAGGCTCCGGAAGGCTTCACGTTCCAAATCGATTCTGACCGCATGAAGGATGTCCACTCTACATTCAAGGAGTTAGGCTTGACTCAGGCGGAAGGACAAAGGCTCATGGACCTCTACGGTAAGGAAATCGCAGAGGCCGAGACGGCGCCATACCGTGTCTGGCAGGACCAGCAGGAGAAATGGCGATCGGAGATCCAGACAGACCCCGAGATCGGTGGTAAGCTGGATCAAGTCAGGGAAACCGTAGCGAGAGCTATCGATGGCCTTGGCGACCCTAAGCTAGCAAGGGAGTTCAGGGAAGCTATGGAGTTTACAGGTGCGGGGAATAACCCAGCGTTTATCCGCGCCTTCTATAAGCTTTCTCAAAAGGTCACTGAGGGCAAAGCTGCGGTAGGCGGACAACCTCTGCCAGCAGCTGCTCGACCAGGGGCCAGACCTTCCCTCGCTCAATCAATGTACCCAGGATTGCCCTCAGCGGGCTAGAAAGGAGTTAAGCTATGGCTACCGTAGGTTCGATAGCTCTTACCTACGCCGATTGGGCCAAGCGAATGGATGACGGCTACGAGGTCGCCGGAATCATCGAACTGCTCTCACAGACCAACGAAGTCCTTGAGGATATGTTGGTTATTGAGGGTAACTTGCCCACCGGCCACAAGACTACAGTACGCACAGGTCTCCCACAGGCGACTTGGCGCTTACTGAATCAGGGCGTCCCAAACGCCAAGTCAACTACCGCTCAGATCGTAGACACCTGCGGCAACCTCGAAACCTATGCCGTAATCGATAAGGATATCGCAGACCTGAACGGCAATACCGCCGAGTTCCGACTCTCTGAGGTCAAGGCGTTCCTTGAAGGCATGAGTCAACAGGTTGCCGCAACCATCTTCTACGGTAATCAGTCAACCAATCCAGAGCGTTTCACTGGCTTTGCGCCTCGCTACTCCACTAAAACTACAGCGAACGCCCAAACCGCAGTGAACGTTCTCGACGGTGGCGGAACCTCCAACACCAACACTTCGCTTTGGGTGGGGGTCTGGGGATCGGATACTTGTCATGCTACCTTTCCCAAAGGAAAAGTTACCGGGCTACAGCACCGTGATATGGGAGAGTGGCCGGTCCAAGATACCGCTGGTAACACTTACCAAGCCTATCGGGATCACTTCAAGTGGGAGATTGGTCTGGTCCTCAGAGACTGGCGTTATTGGGCGAGAGTTGCAAATATCGACGTTACTCAGCTCACCGGCGTCAGTGCGGCAAACCTTATTAACCTCATCATCCGCGCTCTGTACAGGTTACCGACTGCTCCAGCCTCGGCCACCACGATCCAGACCTCAGACACTCCAGAGGTCCGTGCGGATATGGGACGAGCCGTGATCTACTGTAATCGTGTCGTTCGGACCTACCTCGACCTTCAAGCCATGAACAAGACCAACGTCCTGTTGCGGATTGAGGAGTTCGAGGGCAAACCAGTTACCACGTTCCGTGGCATTCCCATTAGAACGTGCGACGCTATTCTGAACAACGAAGCTCAAGTAACGTAGGAGACCATCATGATCCTCGATGGACAACTTCTCTTCACTGGTAACACCGTTGGAGGCGCCACGCCCTCCTACGTAGATGTTATCGCTGCTCAGGCGAACAGCACCAATATCATCGACCTGCACATCGCAGCGCCTCCAGGCGTCCCTGTGCTGGCCTCTGGTCAAGGTGCTCGAGACCTCGGCATCGGCGACGATCCGGCACTAAAGATGCTTGTTCAGTGCGTTGGAACATTTGCTGGCGGAACGTCGATACAGGTAGCCCTCGCGGGCGCTCCTGATAACGGCTCCGGTGGCGCTGGTGCTTTCACAGCTTGGTGGACCTCGCCAGTCGTTGCTTTGGCGAGCCTCCTTCCTGGAGTTCGTCTCTACGATATGGACGTACCAAGGCCGCCGCCAGGTGTAGGCGTTCCGAGGTTCCTCCGTCTTAACTATACGATCGTTGGGACCTTCACTTCGACAGGTACAGCAGCCGGTCCTAATTCGTGGCTGTTGGGTACGATTGCGCTCGACCGCTTCGACCAGATGTTCCAGGGGACTCTCCATGATCAGTTCATTGGTGGGTATCCTCCTGGTGTTGTTGTGGCGAACTGATGCGCGTCCCGTTCAAGTTCACGATGGTGGGGGCAGCGTTTGCTGCCCTTGCCCTCGGCTATGGGGTGTGGGCGCAGCCCATAGTTCAGAACGCACTCTCTGGCAATGAATGCTGGAACTCCGGCCAAGGCCCCGGCGGGCCGTCCACTGGGTTTGTCTGTTCCTACCAAACGCGCAGCAGTTGGGGCTACTATCTATCGAACGCAGCGGTTCTATCGCCGAACCCGCTGCAGCTCACCCCACAGCAAAACGCTGTGGTCATGTCTGCGCAAATAACGCCGACGGCCTCAGCATTCAATATGCCATTGACTCCGGTCGATGGCGCCATCGTCAGCTTCTGCAACGTAACGAACGCTGCGTTCACTACAACGGCGGTGACTATAACAGTGACAGCGCCACAAGTGTTTGCAACTGGCGCTAACACTGCCTTGACTACCCTCGCTGCGCGCACTTGCGTAAAGCTCATGTATACAGCCTCCAACACAACGTGGAGTCAGGTCCAGTGAAACGCCTTCTCCTTGCGCTGGGGCTTTGCCTAACCCTTGGCTCCAGCGCCCTTTCCCAAGGTCCAATAGTTGGCCCAGGAAACCTTCTTATCTGTACCAAGATCGCGCCAATGCCTGCTGGTACGACCGGCCTTCAGCAGATCGTCGCTGGTGTTGCTGGGCAAAGCATCTCAGTTTGCGGATGGCATATTACTAATACCGCCGCCACAGGTACGTTTGCGTTCTCAACTGGCACTGGCTCTAACTGTGGCACCAATACAGTAACGCCAATCCCAGCACAGAACGTAAACTCTACTGCTCCCTCGGCAGATCACATTGACTATGTAACCCTGACCCTTCCAGCCGGTAATGCGCTGTGCGTTAACTTTAGCGTTGCAACGATTGCTGGAATCGTTTACTATACTCAGTTCTAGGAGAGTGTAGTGACCCTTAGAGTTACCCACGCCTTCGTCTCCGCAATCGCCGACGACCCTGTTGCGTTGGCTGCTGGCGAGGTCTGCACACAATCGCACTGGAACGCACAACACAATCTGACCGGCATAGCCGCTGTTGGCCAAGGCGGGACAGGTATATCCATAGGCGTGCAAGGCGGCATTCCTTGGTTCAGCTCACTATCGACCATAGCAGCGACAGACGTGCTTTCTGCTTCGGCACTCGTCCTCGGTGGCGGCACAGCCGCAGCTCCCTCCACGCCCATCGGTCTTGGCACGACCACGACTGTTCTCCATGGCAACCCCGCAGGCAACCCGTCATGGGGACCGGTCAACCTCTCGACAGACATCACTGGCCAATTAGGTCTTGGCAGCTTAGCCAATGTCGCCGCCAATAGTTTCCTCGGCAACAATACCGCCAGCCCTGCGCCGCCAGCCTCCCTGACTCAAGCCCAGGCCACCGCGCTACTTAACCTCTTCACCTCCACCCTCCAGGGCCTGGTCCCGGCTTCGGGTGGAGGTGCAGTCAACTTCCTGCGCGCAGACGGCTTATGGGTCACTCCATCTGGAGCTGGCAATGTCAGCGGCTCCGGCGCCAACACCCAAGTCACCTACTGGACCGGCACTTCAAACATAGCAGGCGCCGCAGGCTTTACCTTCATTACCCCCAGCGCACTGACCATTGGCCAGGCTGGCGTCAGTCTCGGCACCATCGCCTTCGCCAATGCCACTTCCGGAACCATCACGCTGTCCCCGCCAACAGGCGTTGGCCTTGGCGCCAACACCCTAACCCTTCCCATCGCCACCGACACCCTGGTCGGCAAGGCCACAGCTGACATCTTCACCAACAAAACCATAACCTCCACCACTATCACCTTTGGTGGTGTGACCGCAGGCTTCGGCGCCGATGCCACTGGCGATGTGTATTACCGGAACCCAGGCGGCCAGATCACTCGCCTTGCCATCGGCGCGACCAACCAGGTCCTGACCGTTATCGCTGGCCTGCCGGCCTGGGCAGCCTCAGCCGGAGGCGGCACAGTCACAGGAACCGGCGCAAACACTCAAATCTCCTATTGGACAGGTACCAACAGCCAAGGCGGCGACGCCAGCCTCACCTACATTACCCCTGGCGCAGTCACTATCGGCCAGGCAGGTGTGCACGTCGGCACATT